TTAGTATTTGAAGTATATCTTTATCTAACCGAGCATTGCGATGTTTTTATCCTTTCAAACGCTTCAAATCTTATAATTATCGTTTTAATATCATTAATAAGTTATATAGCCGGCAGCACAATAAACAAGGTATTCTCTAATAGATAAAAAAATATAAATAAAATAAATATAAAATATAAATAAAAATAAAATATAAATAAAAATATATAAATTACATACTTTACATACTTTACATACTTTACATACTTTACATATGAGATGGCATCGGCAGGGGTAGACATCTCAATTATTCCTTCAATTTTTCTTTAATGATTTCTCTGATATTTTTAGCACATCCTTTGAAATTGAGCACATCCCTAACAGGGCATTTGAATGCAAATTCATTAGCAGCCTTAAACTCATAATCATTCTTGGTGCTTTCTAACTGTGTTTCAAAATATTTGAAGATGCATTTGTCGTGGGCGACATTGGTGCATACCTGTTTGGTGTTTGAAGAATTGTTATTGAACATCTTGATAACCCTATTATTTTTATTTTTAAAATTAGAACGACAGATACTGCAAACATCATTATATAACCCCTTGTAATCGCAAATTTCAAATGGGAGGTTTGAAATATTCCATTTGAAACTTCTAAACATCATCTTATGAAGCCTCTTATACACTGCTGCATTGTAAGCAAAATCTCCAGCAATATAATCATGTGTGTAGGGACTATTCATACAGAACTGCGTTTTAAATTCAACAATATCTTTCATTATGCTGCAAGATATTTTCTGCTTATCTACAACGCTCATATTATCAATGATAGTTCCGGTTTGTCGGGATATTACAATGCCATGCTTAGTCATAATAAATATGTTAGATAAGAAATCTATTTTCTTAAAAGGCGGCTGGCGATTGATATCCTTAGGCAATACTATGTCAATATCAAAGGACAACTCAACGCCTGTAGACACATATGGGATTTTACCCACAGTAATCGTATAGTTGACTTTTCTCAAGGTTGAAATCGCCATAGTTGCATATTCATTGCCTCCTACAATTATTAGGTTTGAAGATGAAACATTAGAAAGACCAACTTCATTGTCAAACATTGTTTCAACATCATTTAAAAACTTTGAAATGTCATCAGCGGAATACATGCAAATGTCTATGTCGTTTGCGACATGAGTGCGCGCGGCAGTTTCAGCCTGGTTCATTTTATTCCAGAAATCATAACTGTTGTAGCTATTGATGCTATTATACGCGGATTTGTAATGGGAGCTAATAATCTCATCCCTTACAAATCCGCCAAAAATGATTCCATTGTTGGCAAACACAAGGTCTTTGATCTTGTTATATAAAATAGACTTGATACGGTCAGGGGAGAAGTTGATTTTCACGGGGTTCATTTCCAATACTTTCTCAAACAGATAGGAGTTTCACGAGTTTCACGAGATTCACGAGTTTCACGAGATTCACGAGTTTCACGAGATTCACGACAATAGATTTTCTTGACTGATTAGACAATTAATCTATGGCACTTGATATACTTTAAATAATGACTTAATCAATTTTTAAAATTAACTGAAAAAAATAATACAAATTTATGCTGAGCGATTAGCAGCGATTAGCAGCGATTAGCAGCGATTAGCAGCGATTAGCAGCGATTAGCAGCGATTAGCCGATGTCATTCTCAATTTTAGCGCGAGAATATGCATACATTACCTTTTCGGCTGTATCTATAGGAAGAATATAATCTTTAGCACCATAAAATTCGGGATTTTTACGGGAACTTCTATTTACTAAAGTTCTTAGAGCATTTATATCGTGTAGTTCATATTGAAGACGGAAAGACTTAGTGTCATTTGCAGTAAATACAAAATATACTGATGGTTTTATCTTATTTATACCATCAGGCATATAGAAGCTATTAGGATATTTAAAGGATATGTCAAAAACCCCCGAAGTATCTATTTTGTAAATGTTTGGCGTATTTTCAAAGGCAATTTCATAATTTGGGAAAGGAAGTCCAGAACCCGAGTAATTACTCATTCTATCTATAGGATTTGGTGCAATTATTATAATACTATTGAACATTGCATAATTTTTTATTGAACCCGTTATTTTTAATAAGGAATAATCTTTGCTAAATGTAATATTAAAACCAGTATATTCATCATTAAATATCATTTTAATTAATATCTTATATCTCTATAATTTATATATGTTTTATTTTTGATATTTTAGATATTCAAGGTATCTTGGGAGGGGTAGATATATAAGAATAGTATAATTTTTAGTTATAGTGCCGGCACTGTTAGCACTCTTGATAATACTACATATTGTATAAATAACAAGGTATCCTATTGTGCTTTTTGGATCTATAATAAGAGCGAATTTAATAAATTTGTAGATAGTCCCTATTATGACATCAATGTGGAATAAGAGAATCAAGTGCGTTTGGATTACACTCTTTTGCTATAAAATGGTATAATATACTTTCAAACCGCTTGTAAAATATATCATATGCCAAATAATTATATCAATAATAATAAATTCGGTTTTGCTACAATAAAATTTGATGAAGCGTTATAAATCTAAAATATTCAAATATCATCAGCGTCAGCATCTTCGTCTTCGTCTTCGTCTTCGTCTTCGTCTTCGTCTTCGCTATTGAATACATATATACTGTTATTATAGTCTATATTTTGCTTTTTAGTATCTTCAATAGATACATCCTCAAAAATTATACTGTCGTCATTTACATCATTTATGTTATTGATAGAACTATTAGAAACTTTATTATATGTGTTTATCAATGTATAAGATAGTTCCTTACTATTAATAAGTATCTTGCATTGCTCGGCGTTATATTTATGGACAATATCTACCTTGTTGTCTTGGTATTCTCTTGTAGAAACCACGATAATATCACCTGCCTCAATTAAAACGCGCTTATTAAAACGCCTCATTGACCCTCGTATTACTCCAATGGCTTCGTTGCCATTATCACATAACACGAGAACCCTGCAATTACCTAATAATTTAATTACATATGCATAAAGTTCATATTCTTTGTCAATAATATAGTTATTATTTGATACCTTGTTAAACTGACTGTTTTTCTTTTTATTTCTAATACTTGTTTGATACATTCAAATAATTATATATATATTCTATTATTAGTCTTATATTATTTATTACATATGCTTGAATTAAAATATTGAATCTAAGTAGATAAAAACGAATGAGTGCATTACCTAACACTGCACAAAGAGATTTACAAGATAAAATACAAAAAATAATAGATAAAAGATATTTAAATATTAGCGAAGCAAACTTTGTAAATAAAAAATCTAAATTTATTGTAATAACTTATTGGTGGGGTAGAGGAAATATTAATAGGAATACACAGAGTCCGTGCAGAGACCTTAATTATATAAATTATAATTGGGAGCTCAAAAATGGTCAAAAATTATTGAGAGACCCTATCTCATTTGAGAAAATGATTGAGGATTGGGAAAATAACTGTATTAGCAAAAACTGCAATTTTTTTTCGCAAGAATATCCAGAATTTACTATTCCTGGAGGGTATCAGCTCGCTATTAATGCCAAACCTCTTTTTATAAGGAAGGTACTTGATAAACTAAGAGAAATGGGGAAAGAAGATATATCGGTTGTTTATATTGACGGCGATATGACTGTTAATAAATATCCGCATATATTTGATATGAATAATGTTGACTTTATGGGGCGCGGGTGGAATGTAGACCCTCGTTCAAATATACATTACAAAACAAAACCTTGCTTTGATCCTTTCACTTTTGAAACATCAGGTGGTATTATGTATTTTGGCAATAATGATAATGGACGAGCGCTTCTTACTATGTGGGCAAAATGGTGTTTTATGCAAAAATTTCAAGGGAAAGCAGACGACAGAATATTAAGTATGTTGGTAAACTCTAAGCAGCTTTATATAACTATGAATATTTTGCAATTACCCATTGAATATTTGTGGCTTACTGATGCTTACGAACCACTTGATACGCGCGACAATTATTTAGATAAAAAACATTACTCGCGCAGTGATATACTTTTTGAACATCCCGCTTGTTTAACTACAGAAGAATCTGCGCGGGATCAAGGTGCAGCAGCAAATAGGCAACCAATGCATTATGCCGAATTAGTAGAAAATCAATTAGATTGTCATACAGAAGGAGGAATATTATATGAATATATTGTTTTTGATACATTTAAACAGGCAAGGGAATGGAAAAAATATTTACAATATATGTCATCGGCGGATGCATCATTAGGAAAATACGATGACGGAGAAAGCATAATTCCATATTATATTAGAAGCTATAATTCGGGCTATTCTAATAAAAATGATTTTGTTGAAGGGAATACAGAAGCTATCAAGGCAATTATATATGATATAAAGAGAAATTCAAATGTTAATAAGTATGACCTCTTATATTTACTACACGATGGCGGAAAGAGTGAAATTGATGATGACATGATCTATTTAAAGAAGGAAAGCGATATTATACTTTATATAATAGCTATATTAGCAATGAAGAAGAATGTTATATATATACCAAAGAAGTTAAGTAATTCTGGAACAACTAATAAATCATTAAAATATATTTTAAAAAATCAAAATAAATATGAATTTATATGCAAAATAGATAATGATAATTTTAATTATCCTATAATAGATGAAACAGAACCACTATTCTTTAATCATTCCTCAGAAAAACTAATTAAATTGTTGCGAATGAGTGAAAATATTAAGGAGTTTAATAAAATTTTTAAATCTTGTGCTTTGTATATTCAGCTTATAAAATGTTTTTTTATTATGAATTTTACAAAATCGCCAAGCAAAGCATCTAAATCTCTAACTAAAACACGCCATAAATCTCTGCCTCTTTCATTAGTTAAAACGAAGACAAAAACCCAAATATCTCCACGCAAATATCATTCATTATAAAAATTGATATAATATATTACCTTCCAAAGTATATAGACTGCTGCTCTTTTTAATATGGATTTTCAAAATATTAAGATTATTAAAAACAAGGAGGGCAAAGTAATATGCTTTAGTTTTATCCAAGATAATACTGAATATTTTGGCAAACTTTTTCATTTAGATATGCACGCAGATTTTATTAAAGAGAGAGATATTAATACATATATCAATACAAATATAAAGGATTTTAAATATTACACCAAAATGCTATATGCTTATGAAAATTTAAATATCCCTAATAATTTGTCAATATTAATCAAAGACTCTCACGCGAATGCAGCGAATGCAGCATATAATTTAATGATATTTGAATATTCCGGCAACCGTCCTTTAAGATATTATATAAATAAATTATCACCAAAAATATTTAAGAAAATTCTAAAACAACTAAGAGAAGCAACAGAATTGTTAAATGACATTGGAGTAATACATTATGATATGTATTGCGAATCTAATGTTATGCTTAAAAAAGAAAAGAAAGAATGGATTATAAAAATAGTTGATTTTGGACTTTCATACATTGATTTAACTGATAAAACAGATAGCGATTATAACACTATAATAGAAAGTATTGATCATTTCAATAAAAAGCAGATAATATAGAAGAATAAAAGAATAAAATTAAATTATATTACTTTATTTGGCATAATTAGAATCATCCAGCGATATTAGTATAATTGCGACACAGCATAATACCAGAGCTGTTGTAGTTTGAATAGAAAGTTCAAAGTTGTTTTTCAAATATATTGTAAATAATAGTAGTAATACTATTTCAAGTGTCGCGAATGCTCTGAAATAGGCGGGGTTAGGGCACATCTTAATAATTTGATATCCAATTATAGAGATAAATAGAACAGATAAAGCATATATATAATATTTTGGTTTAATAAATTCATTTGTAAAATGCTCGCTGTAATACAAAAGGAAATATACAAGGCTTAATAAACCTACTATAATATTTATAATTAAGGGAAACATTATAAAGGGGGTATCGTCAAAACGAATATATAATATTCGTAATGACATGATAAAACTATATAGTATTGATAAATATACCCAAATCATTCTCTATACTGATATAATACTATATATAAAGATATAACTAAACAATGAAATCGCTTTGGTAAAACATAGGGTCGCGGTTCTTGAAGAATAAAAATAATGGATTGGGTATTATTTTTTGTATATATTTATAACACTTGCACTTCTGACTATCATGTTATTTATTTTCATCAAAAGTATATTTCTCTTTTGAGCGAAGATATAAATTCCTCTTATATTTATTTTTATTGAATATAACTGTCTTGTATTCATCACAAGATATTATATTGTTATTTTCAATATCATTATATGTGGTGGTATATGTTGTATTATATAGCATTCTTAGATTGGGCGTGCTATTACATTTAAAAATAGGTTGTTTAATGCGTGAATTAATTCCATTAGAGGAGTTGATATAATTTGAAGTGATTGCGAGATAAGCAAATAGTTTAATGTTCATTGTTGTTTATTAATTGTTGTTATTTTTTAAATAAGATAGTATCAATTTTTATTTTGTTATAATTCAATATTATCATAATTATTTATCTTTTTTTTGTGATATTTATATAAATTGCATACCATATTGTTATCAGGATACCTGTATTTTTCAAACATATTATAAATATCATCTAAATGATTTTCATTAGCCAATACCTCTTGTCTTATTACTAATTTCTTGAGGTCTGTATGCAATGCTTGATTATTACTTAGCAACTCCTTGTATTGATTTGCATAATAATACATAAAAGGTTTTACAAAAATATTATTAGCAACGCGAGTATCACGGGTATCACGGGTATCGCAATTATTTTTCATTGTAATAAACCAGCGTGTCTTATCAACTCCTATCTGCCGAAAGTCAATATTCATAATTGATTGCTGTTTATTAGCTAATCTTGTGCGCGTCCAAATATTATAAGGGAATTTATACATATTATAATATTTATTATAATCATTATATTTATTATAGTCAATATCATCATCATACTCTTTAACATTATTAGCCAAGGCTTTCTGTCTAAAGGATATGCCTAAAACCTCCTTATTGTTATTTTTATTAAGATACTTGAATTTTTTAATCTTATTCGGTGGTATCAACATATTAAAGTATTGCTTGTGATTTACATCCATTATATTTAATGCACAATCCATAATATTTGCATCAACATCCAAGCAAATGTTAGTGGTCGTATAATCCTTATTATTATAGAAAGGTGTAGCTGGCGGATTGCTCATATTCGGTTCATAACTCCACCACAGCTTATCCTGGTATGTTATAGTCTCTCCAAAAGCCTTATCTTCAGTATACTGTATACCGTGATAAGGACAAACAAGGCATCCGTTAGTGATTTTACTATTATCCAATTTTGCTCCCATATGAGAGCAAATATTAACTGTCGTATAAGTTTTATTATATTTATTATCATACCAAGATATCAAAGGGAGTTCTCCAATTTGAAACGGATAAGGCTTGCTGGTATCAATATTTTTCACAAAGTTGATACAATGCCATTCTTTAAATATTTGCGGGAGAGTAAATGATATAGCATTGCCGATTAAATGAAGGAGGAAAATAGAATTCATCATATATGCATTAAATATATTCATTATTTATTATCATTAGTGTCTTAATGTTTATGTGATATTATGTAATATTATGAATTATATATTTTTATATAATTTATAAATAGAGGATTGAATAAATTTGAATGACGCAAATAGATAATATATGTTCGCGAATCCTAACACCTAAGCAAGTAGGTCCTATTTGCTGGTTTATGGCTACCTTTGTTGCTATGTTTTATAGTCAGCGTAGTAGAAAAATATTACTTGAAGCATCTAAAGGATGGAATAAAAAGAGAGAATTATTTACTTTGTTAAAGCATGTATTGGATGAGAAATACTTAAAAGTCGGGAGCAGAGAAAGCGAGGATTACAAGAAGTTTAGCGATGAAACATTTGGCAACATTTTATCATACTTAAATAAGGAAAATAATAAGAAATTTCCTTATGACCCTAAGAAGGTTACTGGTGGGTTTGTACCAGTAATTTATATAGGCAAACTATATAAATTATTAAATGTAGATTATAAAATGTTTGATTATTCTATTAAAGATAATACTGTAGCATATTCATATTATAATGAAGATTTTGATTTACTAAACTATACAATTAAAAAGAAAAAAATGGACATAGATTTCAATGCAGAAGAATGGATAAAAGTGAAAAAATATAAATATGTTGAAAATAATAATGCCCCTCCTATATTAATTATTAATGTTAATGAGAATGAAAGAAGTGGGCTTTATAATATTCTTTTACCAAGTAATATAATAAATGATGGCGACGCAAAAGATGAATTAAAATCTATGCGCGAACAAATATTTTATAATGGCAAAGAATATAATTTAGATTCTGTAATATTGGCAAATTGGAACATTAATAAATATAGTGGGCACGCAATCGCAGGTATAACTTGCAAAAAAAACAAATATCTTTATAATGGCTGGACGCGAACCAGTATGGATCCCGTGATGGCTAAAAATATAACAAGAGAAATTCCTTGCGAACTTATGAAATACAATTGGAATATCATTAAAAATAATGACTTCTGTTTAAACACCGCAAAATGTATCCCAGAATTATTAAGAAAGAAATTAAAAGTTAGAGATCTATGCTTTAACTTTAGCAAAGGAGGAAGGCTATTGATATATGTTCGTAAAGATGCTAAACCGGATACTTCTATTGATAGTGATATAAATGCTGTAAATTCACCTGTAAAGTCTCCTACCAAATCACCAAAGAAATGCCCAGAAGGCAAAGTATTAAACCCTAAGACTGGAAGATGTATATTGATAAAGAATGCTAATAAACCTTTAGTAAATCCCAAATCACCAAAGAAATGCCCAGAAGGCAAAGTATTAAACCCTAAGACTGGAAGATGTATATTGATAAAGAATGCTAATAAACCTTTAGTAAATCCCAAATCACCAAAGAAATGTCCAGAAGGCAAAGTATTAAACCCTAAAACGGGAAGATGTATATTGATAAAGAATGCTAATAAACCTTTAGTAAATCCCAAATCACCAAAGAAATGTCCAGAAGGCAAAGTGTTAAACCCTAAGACAGGAAGATGTATATTAGACAAACGAAAGTAAAAAATTATATATAAAATAGAAATAGAAAGGGGTTAAAAATAATTGCAAATGAATAAATCAGCAAGTAATTCAATATTGCAAGATATTATTAAAAAAAAATAAGGATACTTTTAAATATGAATTAAGAGATTGGATTCCAGTAAAAAAATTAAGTTGGAAAGCATTATCTTGTAATCCAAATGCTATTGAATTATTAGAAGCAAAAATTAAAATAGAGAAATCTTTAAAAAAAGCAGCATATGAAAAAATAATAGATGAAAAAATAATAGATTGGGTAGCTCTTTCAAGCAATCCAGGTGCAATTAAGTTATTAAAAGAAAACCCTAATGATATAGACTGGGGCGCTTTGTCAGCGAATCCAAATGCTATAGAAATGTTAAAAGGCAATCAAAAGGATATAGATTGGAGTGAATTATCAAGCAATCATAATCCAAAAGCAATTGAATTATTAACAGATAATTTCAAGAAAATATATTGGAAGGCTTTGTCAAGTAATCCAAATGCTATTGAGTTGCTAAAAAAGCACCCGAAGAATATAAATTGGAAGGCTTTATCAAGTAATCCAAATGCAATTCAGTTATTAACAGATAATCCAACCAAAATAGATTGGGAGGAGTTATCAAGTAATCCAAATGCTATTGCGTTATTAAAAGCAAATCCTGACAAAATAGTATGGCATTATTTATCAACTAATTCAAATGCTATTAACTTATTTACAGCAAATCCTAATAAAATAGATTGGTGGTTTTTATCACGAAATCAAAATCCGCTTGTTATATCATTGTTAAAAACACATCAAAATGATATAGATTGGAAGGAATTCTCAAAGAACCCTTCTATATTTGTAGAAAGGAAGGAAACTAATGGGAATAATGGAGAGAATATATGCGAAAGAATATTAACTCCTAAACAGATTGGACCAATTTGCTGGTTTATGGCTGCTTTTGTAGCTATGTTTTACAGTCAGCGAAGTAGAAAGATATTATTAGATATTTCTAAAGGTTGGAATAAAAAGAAAGAGTTGTTTACAATCTTGAAGCATATATTAGATGATAAATACTTGAAAGCCGCAAGTAGAGAAAGCGAGGATTACAGAAAGTTTAGTGATGATACTTTTGGCAAGGTTTTATCATTATTACATAAAGAGAATAAGAAGCTTTTCCCTTATAAACCAAAAGCTATTTCTGGAGGATTTAATCCTGAATATTACATAGGCAGGTTATATAAATTATTGAATATTGACTATAGAATATATGACTATAATATTGCTGACAATGTTTTTGCATATTCATTCTTAAACGAGGAGTTTAATAATGATGTTATATATAAAGTTGTTAAAAAGAATATAAATACATATTTTCAAAGTAATGCTACTTTTACATATATAGAAGAAGATATAATACCGCCTCCAATATTGATGGTGCTTGTTAGAGATGACAATAAAAATACTGATTTTTACAAAGATTTATTCCCTAATAATATAATAAATGAGGGCGCTACAAAGGATAGTCTAAAGTCTATGCAAGAAAAGATAGTATATAAAGGCATTGAATATAACTTAGATTCGGTTCTATTGGCAAATTGGAATATAAATAAGAAGAATGGCCACGCAATAGCAGGTATTACATGTAAAAAGAATAAATATGTTTATAATGGTTGGACGCGAATGAGTATGGATCCTGTAATGGTTGATAAAAATATAACCAGAAATATTCCTTGCGAACTTATGAGATATGATTGGAATATTAAATATAATGGCGACTTTTGCTTAAACCCCTCAAAATGTATCCCAGAAGCTTTAAAACAAAAATTAAAAGAAAACGATATCTGCTTTAACTTTAGCAAAGGAAAGCGTATATTAGTATATGTTCGCAAAGATGCTAAAAGTGATACTTCAATTGAAACTAATATTATAGTTCCTGCAAAGTATCCTATTAAGTCTCCTATTAAGCCTAAATCACCAAAGAAATGTCCAGAAGGCAAAGTGTTAAATCCTAAGACAGGAAGATGTATATTGATAAAGAAAAAACCTCCTATTAAGTCTCCTACCAAACCTATTATCAAGCCCAAATCACCAAAGAAATGTCCAGAAGGCAAAGTGTTAAATCCTAAGACAGGAAGATGTATATTGATAAAGAAAAAGCCAGCTGTCAAACCTCCTATCAAGCCTAAATCTCCTAAGAAATGCCCAGAAGGCAAAGTATTAAACCCTAAAACGGGAAGATGTATATTGATAAGAAATATTAAAAATAAATAAAAATAAATAATAATGAACATCCTAAGTATCCAAGATATACATAGCATCCCCCCATTTATGAATTGTCATATTTGTCAAAACTCTCTTAAAATTATATTGCGCTAAAAACTCATCAATTTCATTGATAAGCGCACCATTTATATATAATTCTTTAGAATTAACTTCTAAATATAATACCTTCGCGTGCTTAATAGATTTAGTAGCACCTTTCAATGCCAATAGCTCAGCCCCCTGAATATCAAAATTCCAAAAATCATATTTAGAAGCATCTAAATTATTTCTTTCAAAGAATGAATCCACGGTAATACTCTTTTGATTTATTTTATTAATAAATACAATCCCGGGATGTTCTATAGAATGCGTGCCAAACTCTAAGATACTTGAAGATTGACCATTATTTGCTACATTAAATGCAATCTTTTCATCATCTTTGTCAGTGATAACTGCATTAAATACATTCGGTATTCCTCTGATAGTTGCTTCATAAACCTTTGAAGGAAGAGCATCAACCCATACAATATCTTCAGTTTTAATACCAAGCTTATTATTATATATGCTCAATTCTTCACATTCGTGTGCGCCTATATGAAAGCATCCATTTAGTGTTATTTTTTTACTTGCTAATACATTAATCACCTCTTCAATATCAATAATCATAATGTTATGATATTGTTATGATTAATATACTTAATATACTTAATATACTTGTAAAATGTTTATATATTTATATATATACAAAGTATATACTTTTTATATTATATATAAATAGAATATAATTTATATAATGAAAAAATTTAATGAAGCACTTTGTATTCGTAATACAGCAACTTGGGCACAAGTTAAACCCGAGCATAAGTTTGATTCATCAAAGTTTAAAAAAGGGGTTGTATCTGGAGATCTTCATTTCCTATCACCAAAAATAGACGCGATGATTAAAAAGATTGCAGACCTTGATGCAAAGGATATGGAAACTGATAATAAATATTACAAACACATAATATACAGTGATATACCCGGTGTTTATGGAGCTAAAATGGTTGCATCATCTTTAATAGCAAATGATTACACCCTTGTATATACTGATAAATTTGCTTTGAAAAAAGATATAGTGAATAATAATAAAACTTTCGGTCTTCTAACTACATCCACAGTATACCAAAAGCCTCTAACAGTTGGATTAAAGAAGAAGATGATGACTATGATGAACGAGAGACCCGCAAATGTTAATGGCGAAAATATGCGTATCATAATATTAGATTCGGGGTATAAGGAGGGTCTTGATGTATTTGATGTTAAATATATGCATATCTTAGAGCCCTTAGTAACAAAGGCAGAATATACGCAGGTTATTGGAAGAGGAACGCGATATTGCGGACAATCTGGGCTACCATTTATACCAGGTGTTGGGTGGCCTCTAAATATTTATAGATACAATTTAAAATACGATAACGATAATACAGTTCACGATTTATATCTCAAACACGGTAATAATAATATAAGTGCTTTTAATTTCATTGCGGATATTGAGGCAATTATGATTGCGTCTGCCGTGGATACTCCTCTAACAGAGAACTTGCATTTATTAAGAGAAAAGAATAATCGCTTTTATGATTCAATGATGGCAAAAAACAATATCAAGTTTGAAAAGCCAAAACGCAAAGATTTAATTGAGGTAGTTAATAATATACGCGGGAAGATATATACCAATGATAATATAATAGATTGCAAGAAAAAATGCAAAGGCCCTCTTGAAGATTTCCCTTCAGCTAATGCATTACTTATTATTGCTGCTATATTTACTATAGATAAACTTGGTTTTAACGATAATGTTCAAATAAAAAACAAAAAAATATATATGGGAAATAATAATAACAAAGTTCAAAATTATGTTAGAGATGGTGAATTGCTAAAATGTTTAAATGAGAGATTTCCTAAGCCGCAACTATGTAATATTGTTGATAAAAATCAAAACTTTTGCGATGCTATTAATAAGGTTTGGATGAATCCTATAAACTTTCTAAAAATATTTGGCGATAAGATTATAGAGAATCTCAATCACTATAAGAAGATTAATGCTATCAATGATAAAAACTATGCAGATGCACTGAAATTTATTTATGAATATAAAAGTAAATTAATAATTAAAAAACCAATATTTGATCCAGTTCCTCCAAAAACCAAGTTAAGTAATTTTGAATTGTATAAATATGTAGAGAAGCATTATGCACCCTATAAATGGGATGCTATAGATATTGTAAATAAATGCATTACAGAAGATGATGGCGACCA